TTAAACCTGAAAATAGTCCATCGATTGACCCAAAGCACGAGCGATCACCTGCATCACAATTGCATCTGGAATAGTCTCACCCCGTTCAAAGCGACTAATGCTGTCTTGAGACAAGGAGATCAACTTTCCCAAATCTGCTTGACTCATTTTAGAACTGACTCTGGCTAAGCGTATTCTTTCGCCTAGTCTTTTTTGTGGGGTTAAAGCCTGTGTCATTACTTTAAAGGCAGACCGCAGCTAATCACTGAATTGTAGCTTAGCTGCTCATACCCTAGAATCAGTGTTTTCAATGATTTTGTGGTCGTAGCCTTAAATCCAGAAACCAAAGAAATTGAGATCCTGAGGGCGGGTTCGCACGTTGCTATGAACGGCACTGCTCACAATTTCACGTCTGAAATTCTGGATGAAATTGTCTCTAGCTACAACCCCGACAACTTCAAAGCACCCCTGATTGTTAGTCACAAAACAGGAGATTATAGCGATCGCGACATAGTTAATTCGGAACTCGCCTTTGGCTTCCCCAAATTTTTGAAAAGGGTAGGCGATCGCATCAAGGCTGTATTTGAAAAGATATCTCCCCAGTTTGTCGAGTGGGTACGCAATCACCAGATCCTTGGCATCTCCCCTTCGTTTTATCCTCCAGGCCACCCTAGCAACCCCACACCCAGCAAGTGGTCACTCCGCCATATTGCTGGGTTAGGGGCTTCCCCTCCTGCAATTAAGGGGATGGCAACTCTAAGCCTGAGTGAGTTCTTGGCAACACAGGATGGCGCAATTAACTTGGGTGAATTTGACTTGAGTGAGGATGCAGGAACAGTGGTGCTGGATTTTATGGGTAGCGATCGCTCATCTATATATATCTTCCAGCGCCTGCGCGACTACTTCATTGACAAAGAAAGCTTAGAAGCGGCTGACAGAATCATCCCCCCTGACTACTTGCAAATGCTCTCTGAATCTGCATCTATGCCAGATTACCAATCCCAGATGCTGGAAGAGTTAATGATGCGGGTATCCCAGCTCGAAGCCAAAGTTTCCTCCCCAGAGCCAATTTATACAGAAAAACCTATGACAGAAGAGAAAGAGAAAGAATTAGATTTCGCCGAGCGTCAGCGGCAGCTAGAAATTCAACAGGCTGATTTAGTTAAGCAGGCGCAGAAGCTAGCTGCGCGGCAAGCTGAACTTGACCGCAAGGAAGACTTGGACTTTGCCGAAGGGTTAATCAAAGAAGGCAGAGCACTCCCAGCAGAAAAAGAGAAGTTAATCACGATGATGGGCGCAATGCGTTCCTCGGAAGTAACTGTCAATTTTGGCGAGAACGATAAGCCGCCTATGCTGGATGCTTTCAAAGATATGCTGTCCAAGCGCCCGCCAGTAATTGCTTTGGGCGAACATGCCAAGCCGGAAGACAAACCAAAAGTAGGCAGCGTGAATTTCTCTGCTCCAGATGGGTTTGAGGTAGACCAAGAGGCATTGGAAATCCACGAACAAGCGATCGCCTACATGGAACAACACCCTGGCACGACCTACATGACAGCTGTTAAGAAAGTGGGGGCTAGTTAATGAGATTTCGACTAGAAAAAATGAAGACAGCCTTATTTTGGGTTTTACTTGTTGGCGTCATGGGTGATCTGTATAGAAGGCTGTCTTCATTTTTTAAAGGAGTCATTTAATGTCTGCGTCTATTTTTCACGTCGCCCATAAAGCAATTGAAACCCGTACTGTGACTCTAGCGGGAGCTGGAACCGTTGGTCGCGCTTGCGGTTACGATTCATCGCAAGTTACAGCAGTAGCTGCCAGGGCTTGGGGAGTTTTCACCATGAGTGGCTTACTCGGAGAGAGAGTAGGCATCGTCACTGAGGGTTCTGTTCCCGTTGAGATTGGGGCAGCTGTGACGATTGGGCAACCCCTAACTACTGACACCTCTGGCAGATTCGTTCCTGCCACTGCTGGGCAGTACGTGCTTGGCCGTGCTTTAGGTGCAGATTCCGCTGCTGGCAAGTTTATCGAAATGCATATTACTAGAGAGGGAACAATCTAATGCCCTTGATGACGCTTAAGGCTACGCGAGTAGTCGATCCGATTCTTACTTCTGTTGTCCAGGGCTACGTCCAACCTGAGTTTGTCGGCTCTGCCTTATTCCCTGCTGTCCCAGTTTCTAAGCGATCAGGCTACGTAATTGAGTTTGGCAAGGAAGACTTTGCCTTATTCGATACTCGCCGGGCTCCTGGTGTGGCTACAAAACGACGCAATATCAACTACGGCAACCGCCAATACAGCCTTTATCAAGACTCCTTGGAAGGCGAGCTACCAATTGAGCATGTAGAAGAATCCGAAGGTCTAGGATTCGACCTCCAAGAAGAAGCATCTGAATCAACAATGCGCTCGATTCAGCTGCGGCTGGAATATGACCAAGCGGCGATCGCTACTAACACCTCTAACTACGATGCCAATCACAAAGTAACTCTAAGTGGCACCAGTCAGTGGAACGACCCCGCCAGCAAGCCGAGTGCTACTATCCGTTCTTGGCGCAACAGCATCCGCGCTACAACTGGGGTTTATCCCAATACAATGTTGATGGGTCCAACCGTGTTTGACACGTTTGTCGAGCATGAAGAAATCAAGGACAAGATAAAGCACACTTCTAGCGCTTCGATTACAGCCGATCAGATTGCTGCCATGTTCAACTTTGAAAAGGTGGTAATTGGCTCTTCCTTGGTACTGAATGCCGCTGGCGACTTTACCGACATCTGGGGCAAAGTAGTAATCCAAGCTTACGTTCCAATGGTTGCGCGATCACGGCGGCAGCCTAGCTATGGCTACACCTACACTCTGCGAGGTTATCCAATTGCAGAGCAGCCTTATTACGATCGCAACCATAAAACGTGGTTTTTCCCCGTAACAGCCGAAAGAAGTCCAGAATTGACTGGAGTTGCGTCGGGATTTCTCAGTTCTGCTGTAGTTGCATAGGAGAAATATATGCCGATCTTTGAAGTGCTGCAACCTTTAGATCATGACGGTAAATCATATAAAGAAGGTAAAACCGTCGAGCTAACCCAAGAGCAAGCCGAACCACTGCTGGAACTAAAAGCGATCGCTCCTGTTGGCGCACCGACTAAGACAGATGCGCCGATTGGCTCGCCCGAAGTTGAAGACACAATGATAGTGACTCAGCAAGTATCGGGTGACAAGCCGCGCGATGTTGACCCCAAGAAAGCGCCGCCATCAAGTGCAAGGGTACAACAGCAAAGGGGCGCGAAGGAGTCTGAGTAATGGCTTACATCATTGCCCAAGACATGATTGATGCTTTTGGAGAAGAGGAAGTTGTCGCCCTAACTAACCTCGACAATCCCAGCGCCACCACCATCAATGATGTTGTCCTGCAACAAGCGATTGACGATGCCTGCGCCATTATCGATGCTTATCTGCAAAGCCGATATACCACGCCGATAGTTCCAACACCCGCCGCCTTGGTACGGATAGCCTGTGATATCACTAGAGGAGAACTCGACCAGAATAACCCGCGCGATGAAGTGATTCGCCGCTGGGAGATGGCGATCGCCTTTTTGAAAGACATTGCCAAAGGTGTAGCATCTATACCGTTACCAGAGCCGGCTGCAACTTCAGACGGTCTGCCTGGTTATGTCAGTAATCCACCAGTTTTTACAATGCAGTCGCTTGAGGGATTTTGATGCTTGCAGAGATAGAAGCCGCTTTGATTGCACGAATTAGAGCTGTGATAAACGGCTCGATTGAAGTTGCTGTCAATGGCTTTCCTGGCTCTGACGATGACCAGGCTCGGGCGTTACGGCAAGCCCGAGTGTTTGTTGGGTACAAACGCAGCACTTTTGAGTTGATTGCTGCCGAGCCACAGACTCATCAGCAGCTCGTGGAGTTTGAAGTGCTAACAATGGTGCGCGATATTCGCACCTATACAGGTAATTACCCAATTTTAGATGCAATCCGGCGGGCGTTAACTGGGTTTTGGGTAGATTGCGAGTGGACTTCTGGCAAGTGTTATCCGGTTGCGGAGGCATTTGTCAAAGTTGAGGAGGGGATTTGGTATTACTCACAGACTTTTGCTGTGCCAATAACAATTGTTGAAGACTTGAACTCTTTATATCCGCCACCCTATAACGCTATTGAAATTAGAAGTGGCATCTATCGGGCTTTTGTGGATGACTTAGACGATGCCGTGCTTGACCGCCAACTGCACCTAAACCCTTAATATTATGCCTGTACTTAATGCTTCGGCTGTAACTGCACCCGGTACTTACATTTCTGAAAACACAGCAGGATTAATTCCTGCTTCTACTGCAACGTTTGACCGTTGTTACATAATTGGCACTGGCTCTACTGGTCCTTTCAATACACCAACGCAAGTTGTCAGCGCCGACGACTTCACGAATCAGTTTGGTAGTTCGCCTAGTACCAATTCAATCAAGCTATTTTTCAATAACTTAGCTAACGGCATTTTGTTCTTTGTCCGCGCCACAGCTAAACAGATTGGTAGCATTACGATTGCCACACCAACAGCAGGCGCTTACAGCGTCACAATTAACGGCACGGCAATTAGTTATACCGCTCCTGCTTCTCCGACTCTGCAGGGCATCATTGACGGATTGATTAATGCGATCAACAGCAATAGCACTGTTAACGCAGTAGTGGTTGCCCAAGACAACACAACGGGCGATGGTGTTTTCACTATCACCGCCAGAAATGCCGGTACGGCTTTCACTTTAACTGGAGGTACTGCCCCTGCTGGATCCACGATCGCTCTCACAGCAGACACCTTACCTGGACTAGCTGACGACTATGTTTATGCCATTCAAAACAGCTTCGACCCAGACGTGCATGCCCAAGGCTTTTTGATTGCACCAGAAGCTTTCGCTACTTTGACAAGCCAGAGCGATCGCACATCAGTGGCAACGGCAATGGAGAACCAGGCTGCAACTGAAGGTTTTGATTGGATAGCTTTGGTTGATAGCGGTCCGGCTTCTGGCACCGGTGCAACTGACACTTCAGCAAAAGCCAACACTGAAGGGCAGTTTTACACGACAGCCAGGGGACACCTCGCTTATTTCTTTCCCTACGTAATCGACCTGAATGACAATGTGGTGCCTCCCTCCGCTGGGGTGGCAGCGATCGCCTTGTGGCGCTATCAAAATGAAGGGTTTGCTCAGCCACCCGCAGGTGCGAAGTATCCAATGCGCGGGGTAAAGGATGTCACGGTTAGGCTGACAAAAGCCCAGCAAGCAGTATCAAACCCACTAGGGATCAACTATATTCGTAATCTGCCGAACCTTGGCGTTGTGGTGTGGGGAGCGCGGACTAGAAGCAGTAGTCCTTATTTCCGCTTTGTCAACACTAGAATCATTCTCAATGTGTTGATTGGAACCCTACGAGGGGCTTTCGATTCCGTCATCTTCACCGCTGTTGATGGTCAAGGGGTTCTATTTACCAGGATTAGAGAGACTGCTGCCGCTATCTGTTATCAGTTCTGGGATGGTGGAGCCTTGTTTGGTCAGACCCCAGTTGAAGGGTTTGAGGTTGTATGCGATCGCACCAATAACCCAGCCCTAGATTTAGAAAATGGCATCGTCCGATTTGACGTTTATGCTGCTCCTAGTCCGACTTTGGAGCGGTTACTAGGCCGGGTCAATCGCGTGGCGATCGGCCAGGTTCAGATTGCCGCCGATCAACCTGTTTAGCTTTAAACCTTAACCCCTATGCCACGAACTATCAAACCCGTTACCCGCCAACAGTGGATAGTTACTATCAAAGGAATTGACTGCTACTGGGAAACCTGCTCAGGACTTGAGGAAACAGCTCAAACGAGCGAGTATTCCGATGGATTAAGTAACCGCCTGTACAAGCTTCAAGGACCGCGTTCCATCTCAGACATCACCTTCACTAAAGCTTTTGACCCTGTTGCCGATAAGCCCATCGTTAATTATTGGAAGACTTACTGTCAAGGCGAGGCAGATCCTTTTACTGCCTCCGTTACTCCCATTAAATACTGCCCTACCCCAGAGCCAATTGGATCTAGCCTCATCCTTTATGGCGTGATGCCAATTACACTGCGGGGGTTTGAGGTTGATAAGAAGTCAACTGATATCTCGACTTTAGAATTAGTGATCTCAGTAGAGGAGTGGACTTACGCCTGATGCCTAAACTAATGCGAATTGATGATTCTACTCACCCAGAGGACACAGGTCGCCCGCAGGCACTGCCGTTTAACAGCAGTGAACCGGCGACTTCTGTAAATATGGAAGTTTCAATGCCTGAAGAAGGTGAAGAATTTGCTTGGTTGACCGTTTTGCCAGATAGAAGTCGGGCTGTGACTTTACACGATGGGACTATTTGTATTTTTCGCCCTCCTAAAATTAAAGACTTGCGGGAAATGCGAGAGGCAAATATTGTCGATGAACTGCAATCTACCATCCGCTTGGTTGCTAGGGTTTGCACAAAATGGGGTGACAAACCGGGGATTACGCCAATTCAACTTGATGATTTGGAAACGGCTGATTTTATGCGGATTTCTACAGCATTAGAGCCTTTTTTGCAGCCGCCCAAGGCTTCGATGAAGCGGATTTCTTGAGGGTGGTTTACTACCTCAATGGTAAATCTTTTAATGGTTTGCACCATTATGAAGAATTACCTTTATATCGCCTAGAAATGATGCTTGAAATTCACTTAGAAGCAATAGAAGCAGAGAAAAAGGCTTATAAACGTGGCAAATAATGTCTTTGGCTTTATAATCAAAGCTCGCGATCAAGCTTCTGGCATCCTTGGACGAATTAATAGCGCTATTTCTGGCTTAGGTGGGTCAGCAAATAAAGCTTCGGCTCAAGCTGGCTCGCTCACTGATGAGATCGCCGGTGGGATCGTCAAAGCTCAACTCTTAGGAGCTGCATTCAATGCAGTAGGTCAGAGCGTGAGTTTTGTGCAGAACAAGTTAATGGAATCTGCCCGCCTACAAACAGAAAATATTCAAAATATTGGGACTCTAGCCTCTTTAACTAATTTATCTTTTGATCAAGCAACAGAGTTTGTAGAACGGTTAAATGTAAGAATCGCCGAGATGGGTAAAGCCTTACCTGTGGCAGCTCAAGATATCAAAACAGTGGCAGGTGCAATTCAAGATGACTTGATTGAGGCATTCAAGACTGCCAATGGAGTGAATTTTAAAGGGTTAGAGTCAGCACTTGTTAACATCTCTTCTGATTTTGCGGTTTTGGGAAAGTCTGCACAAGTAGCAGCACAAGATGTGCAAATGGGGCTGGCACGATTTCTGGGTGGAGCTTCCACTGCTGAATACGAACAACTCAATTTATTCCAACGCAACAATGCACTTAGGAACGAATTGAGGAGGCAGCTAGGAGGCAGACAAAGCAAGGATTTGACAATCCAGGAACGGGTACAAGTTCTACAAAGGGCAGGAGCGAAACTCAACACGCCAGAGACTAAAAGAAGGTTAGCTGGTTCTATCGAAGGACTAATATCAAACTTTCAAGATTCGCTATTTGACCCGGACACCGGCATCTTTGGTTTTATGAAGGATCTGGACTTAAGAACCAAAGGTACTCAATCGGTCACGACTTCTTTTAATGCTGCTTTAGAGCAAGTAATTGGCGAAAATGGCGTTTTCAATAACTTAGGTCGTTTACTGCAAGCGGCAGGGGTGCACTTAGCTGACCCAATGAAGGTACTGAAGTCTGGCATTGACTCTTTTACAGCAGGAGTAGCAAAAGTAAATGAGGCATTAGGTGCGGCTAGAGAATTCTTCTCTATGGGCAACAGCCCCTTACAAGTCGTTACCAGCCTATTAAGTTACTTTGATGCTGATAAGAACTTAGCTAAATTCTTCAATTCCTTAGTTATTTTCATCGATAAAGGTTTCGATCTTCTTGTTAACTCAATTCAAACTTTAGCTGACTCAATCGATCCTAAAGTCCTAAATGAGTCCGTGATGGGAGCGATCGCTACAGCAGTTTCAGCTATCGCCTACGTCATTTCAACGCTTGACTGGGTAGGTTTGCTTACAGCCAGTCTTTCCTTGCTAGACAAGATTATGCAGTCGAATTTACCACTAATACTTTCTGTGGCTGGAGTATTGGGCACTGCTGCAATTAATGCCACGGCACTAGCTCTAGCTGCTCTAGTTCCACTTATCACTCCCCCAGGTATCACCTTACTTTTAGTTGCGGCTGCCTTTAGTATTGCCTATTGGATTGGCACTAAGCTGCTTGAATGGTGGAACAATGAAGGACAATCAAGTTTTAGCAAGTGGTGGAAAGCAACATCAAACCAACTTGTTACTGACTGGAACAACTTTTGGGGACGAGTTACTCAGATGCTGCTGGATATGGTCAACTTTGTCGGGGACTGGTGGGACAAAACAATTGGTGCGGCGCAAAAAAAGCTAGGAAAAGTCCTAGCCGATCCAATTGCTCAAGTTACCCCAGAACCAGTCAAGCAAGCAGCCGGGATCGTATTCTCACCAGGGCTACAGAACTTGATTCCAGGTGTGGGCTTATATAACACAACTCGCGGCTTGTATGGTTTGGTTAGTGGTGCTAAATACAACGGTCAGATTCCTAATGCCGCCGATGGTTTTTTGGGAGGTTTGATGCAAGCAGCGGCAGCTGAATCAAGAGCGATGCCATCAGGGTCAGGACTAGTTGTTGGCAACACTTCGGAGTTTATACTTCGCCCCGACCAGATGAAACGGTTGATGCAGGGTGCTGCTAGCGTGGGAACTTCATCAACACAAATTAATTTCTCCCCTACATTTAATATCCAGGGTGCCTCCGACCCACGAGCGCTGGCACAGATGGCTCTAAACGAATTAGATGCAATGCTGCAAGATTATGTAGTGGGGCAACTGGCTTGAGGAGCCGACGCCAAAAAATAAGCCAGCCCTCTTTGGCGGATCGGTTACTCTCACAGATTAATCAATGGGTTTCAGGGCTGGCTTATTTTTTTAAGGCTAAATTTCTGTGAGTATCTATCATAAAGCGGTTCTCGATTCTCTTCCTCCTGCCACCCTAGAAACCAAAACCACCAAAGCTTATTTGCTTGACTATGACCAAACAAGACAGCAAGGGCAATACCTTTGGGCGTTCCTCACGAATCCACAAACACTGGAATTTGAGCGTAGTGCTAAGTATTCAGAAGCCCAGACATTGAGTAGTAAAAAATCCGATTGGCAGTACAGTTATACTACCGGGCGATCGCTCACTATTAACGACATCATATTAGATAGTTGGTGTAAGGGAAAGACAATTCAGCCATTACTGGACGGCGTGGAAGCGTTACTGGAATGTGATGTTAGCAAGAAGCAGTACTCCAAGCGCATCTTAAGCTTTGTATTTGGCTCTAGAAGGTTCTCTCCATGTGTCTTAACTAATGTGAAATGGACTGAAACCGGTTGGCTCGGTGGCGCTGCCGCTAGGGCAACAATGTCTTTAACATTGCAAGAGGTTCCAGAACCAATGACTAGGGCGCAGGCAGAATCAAGAAAGCAGCAGACGGGAACTGCTGCTGCTGCGGCTAAGCAGGCAGCAGGGATGCCCCGGATGCAATTAACTGAACGCCAGCAATCTGAGGGGAGTAAAAAAGCAATTGACATCCTGCGAAAAAATGAGGCAAGGTTTAATCCCCAGGTGCGATCACTGATCAGGTCTTCTGCTTATCGCCTCTTAACTAACCGCGAGACGGGTGACATAGTTCTATTCGACCGCAAGGGACAGAAAGTTGGGTTAGTTGGGCGATATAACGGACAAACTTTGCAGGTAACAGATGTTTCAACACTGCTGAAAAAATGACTCAAATCACAATTAATGCTGGTGACACTTTGAGTGCGATCGCCCGAAAACACTTAGGCGACTCCTCTAAGTGGCGAGAGATAGCTGAAGTTGCGGGGATTAACCCACTAGAGAATTTGCAGATAGGGGCAACAATCAATCTGCCGGATGCGGATAGCATTCTTGATAGAGCTGAACCAGTGCTGAGTGATATTTCGGCAGGGTTGAACCGTGCCTCGTCGGTGTTGGATACAGCAAGCAAAGTTCCATTTATTAGCGGTTATGCCAAAGAAGCGATCGCCCAGGTGGACAAAATCAATCAGGTAGCGGGTAAGGCAACGCAGATATTAAGTGATGTTAGAGGTAAAGCAAGAAGTTATTCTGGTGATATCAAGCTGATTGACTGGCTGCTCAATTAGGTCCTTCCCTTCCCTTCCAACCCCTGCCCAGCCTCAAAGCTTTTTGCAAGCGGGAACTCCTAGCATCTTCTCCTAGTTCCTTCCAACCCCTACCCAGGCTCAAAGCTTTTTGCAAGTTGCGTCTACAACGCCCTTCCATCCTTCTTCAGTCTTCCAACCCCTACCCAGGCTCAAAGCTTTTTGCAAGTTCACCGCTTGCCCGTGTCACAATTGGCAAAGACTTCCAACCCCTACCCAGGCTCAAAGCTTTTTGCAAGTTGTCTCCTACTGGGAGCCGGATTACGTGGCTCCGTTCTCTTCCAACCCCTACCCAGGCTCAAAGCTTTTTGCAAGGGCAGACCCCCACAGATCAAGCTCCATTTGGATTCCAGTCGGCGAATGCGCGGATCTCTTCTTGCTTTTTTGAGGTAGTTTAGGTGTTGCTCCAGCATCGCTGGAGAGTCCCTCCGAAGAGGGTTCCTGCTTCATCGCCTGCACTTTGTCAGGCTCCACAGGCTTCACTTTCCCAACTGAAGTCGGGTAGATCCTTGCAAAGTCAGCCTTTGCTCGAATATTGATCGCTGCTGCTACATCTCGTTGCGCTGTGTAGCCGCACTCACTGCACAGGTGAGTCCTCTGCGATAAAGCTTTTTTCTGCCGATGCCCACACTCAGGGCAATCTTGGGATGTATAGTGGGGCTGAACCCGAACAAACTCGCGCTCAGCTACCTTCGCCTTCTGCTCAATCAGTGCTAGCAGCTGACCCAACCCCGCATCTGCAAAACTCTTGTTTAATCCTGACTTTGCCTTAGCACCGTTACGCTCATATCCTTTACCGTCTTGGCGCACTTTTGGCTTTGGTCTACGAGTCAGGTTGGCAATTTGAATATCCTCAACAGCTAAAGCACCATAAACCCGTACCAAATAAGTAGATAGCTTGTGGTTAAACGAGCGCCTAGAAGCGCGGATATTCTCGTGACAACGGGCTATTTTCTGATAAGTTTTTTGCCGTGACGCTGATCCATTTTGCTGTCTAGCTACTTTACGCTGCAATCTCCTCAGTCGTTTCTGAGCAGTCCTGTAATATTTGGGTGGCTCTACCACTTTGCCAGCATCGTCAGCATAGATATATTGCAAACCTACATCTAGACCACAAGCTTTGTTTGATGGTTTGGCGACATCGCGCTTTACTTCCCCCGTCAGCTGCAAGTAATAGCCAGAGGGACGTTTGCAGATTTTCAAAACAGAGATTGGAGTATTGCAAGACCATCGCTGCTCTAGGGTTTTGACGTTTACCTGCCCTAACTTGGGAATGTTGATGTACCGTCCTTTCCTCGTGCTACAAGCACTTGCAGCATCACTGCAAAGTCCTGATTTCTCAGGTTCCTGTTTCAACGTCTCACTTTTATGAGACTCCACAGGCGTAAGTTCCCCCTCCGAGGCTGGGTACTTGCTTTTAACCTTGATATCTTTGGCATTGGCATTAACTAGCGTATCAATCTCGTCACGCTTCCCCTTGTACTTGGGATGTTTGCGCTTGCCCTTTAGGTATTGCTGCCAAGCGTCAGTTAATGCCTTAACAGTACCAGCGACAAACTTAGATGGAATGTCGGTAAACCAAGGCTTATCCGGATGATTTTTCTGTGCGAAGTAGTAGAGAACGCCGAAGTAACTGGGGCTTTCAATCGGTTGCGATCGCCAGTCCTGACGAATCGGGCAGCACTGCTTGTAATCCTTCCTAGAGTCACTGCACCGACTAAACGGCACCCATACATCTCCATCACGGCGGTACTCCCATCCCACAGGACAGCAAGCAACCCAAGCCTTTGAATGCTTATCCCAAGCCTGAAACCGATGAAAATCTTCGAGCAAGCTTAAACCTTTGTTCCAAACCCAACGCAGCGACTTGAGCCATGTGTCAATGCGAACTTGTTGAGATTGATTCAGGTTGAGCTTAAACTCGACAGTTTTCATGGTTTTTCTTAAAGCGGGGGAAACCCCCGCACTACTTTCCTTAAACAACCTTCATCTGACGCTCATGCCAGAAGTGTCCATCATCTTTACCCACCATCCAGGGGCATTCATGATTTTCTGTCCACAGCGGCAGATACCACCATCCCAACGGCTCGTACCCTGTGGGATTGTAGATCGCGCCGATGATGATAGCGCGACTATACTGCATCCCCTCTTCGTTTTCCCAAGGAGCTATCACCTCTTGCCCAATATGAAATTTAGGGCGTGGGATCTGATGTATCAAGTTTGTGGAAGTAGGGACTGCTGGAATCAAGAAAGTAGATATTCCTACGCAGCTAAGCAAGAATTGGCGACGAGCGATCATGCTGCCTCCAGTTGGGCTTGAGGCTGGTGAGTAACTAACTCGAACCGCCAGCGTGGATCAAAAGAAACTTCTTGAGTGTTGTCCTGCTCTAGGTCAAGCCATAGAACTTCAAACTCGATTCCCCGTCTGGTGTAGCGGGGTTCAGTCAGAACCTGCCAGTTGCTTCCTAGGTGGCGAATGATGTCGCCCTCGGTCAGTTGATCGGCGTGGATAGTGGAAGCGATCGCTTCTCGTTGAGTTGAAATCATTGATATAATTACCTCAGAATTAGTTTTCACAGAAAGAGCGGTCGCCGTGGAAAGTGAACCGCTTTTTCTGTACTTCTATTATTACTTAAAAAGTAATACTTTGCAAGTTATACTCAAGAGGTTATAGTACAAATATCTTTAGACGAGATATTTTAGAAGTAATACTTATGAAATCAGCTTTGATGCGGGTTACTTTCAGCAAAGACTTTCCTGGGTTGGGGGGGCAGATTAAAGAGGTACGACAGAAGATAGATAGACCTCTAACTCAGCTGGCTGCTGACGCGGGTATTAGCGTTCCGCATTGGCATCGAATTGAGAATGAAAAAGTTCAAGACTTGCCGCTAGAGACTTTGCGAGGTATTGAAAAGTCTCTAGGCGTAGATTTTGGAGTGAAAGTGTAATGACCAACCCAAGTGGGAGCGATCGCTTTTGTTGTAGCCAAAGTTAGCGGAGGGGCAGGATTTTGACCAATGGCTACTAACCAGCCTGTAGACAATGAGCGAGAACCGACACTAACGGACGTAATCAGAAAATTAGACAAGCTATCAACCGACGTAGAAAAGTTTAACGAACGGTTCAATAACTACCAGCAAGCAACCCAATGGGTAGTGCAGCTTGCCTTTACCTTAATTGCAAGTGCCACTATCACAGTAATCATCACTGCTGTTTTGCGAAGATAGAGAGGCAGCGTAATGACTAACGGTAACAGCGATCGCTAAATCTTCATGTCTCCCTCCGTAGGATGCCCGTTCCGAACAAGGCAAATTTGTAGCTAGGGTTGGTATGTTGATTTTTTAAACTAAATGAAACGCGCGATCGCTGCGACTATTGCAACTTCTTTATCTTTATGTGCCTTCACCTTTGAAGCGGTGGCTTCGGAGGTGAAGGTAATCAAGATGGAATCAACCGATGGGGCGACCTTCGGCAAGTGTGGCTATGCCGATCGTCAGTTGATTTGCAATATTAATGCTCACCAAGTTGAATCCAACGAAACTACGATCAAAGGACTGTTTGTCTTCAATTGTTCTACAAAGTTAATGAACGTAAAAGACCCTGTAATCAAAATGGCAGGACTTGACGAAGCACAGTTAGATGCTCTCAATCCTTGGTATGCACGCCCAGGCATTGAGCTAAATTTCGTTCAAGAGGCTTGCCGAAGTTTTGAAGCGACGACTGGTGGAGAAGATGGATTGTTAGCCGACGACGATTATCAGTTTGAATACACGCCAGACGGACGTTTAACTTGTAGAAATACCCAGACAAACAAATTACGTCCACTCACCAGATGCCAAGATGCAATGTATAGAAGGTTATAACAATAACAATAGGTTTGAATTGTTGCGTCTTGTATGACAAGGCTGATATCTCCTTTAGCCAGGGTTACTTTCGTTGGTTTTGACACATATGTTTCAGGTGATAGAAGGTTACAAGCGGTTGAAGTGACGCTTGGTGAAGACCAAAAGGGGTCAAGATGCAGCGTTAAAATTTTCGATCCTGGGTTAAAAATTGGGGCCAGACTACAATCTATCTCATTTGCTCAACGTGGTATTGCCACACCTGAAGGTTTATTGCAAGGCACACAACCTAGCTCTGCCCCTGCTACTCCTAGTAGCGATCCCTCTGGCACAACTACAAGTGGTAGCTCAGCTCAGAATGCTAGCTTTTCGCCCGAGGTAAGGGCATTCCTGGATTTGATCGCCTACGCAGAGGGATCTGATTATAATGTGATGTTCGCGAAGCAGCGTTTCAGTTCTTATGCCGACCACCCACGCATTAGAATTACTTCTGGCGGTTTAACATCTGATGCTGCAGGGCGATACCAATTTTTAGCTAGCACTTGGGATGATGCGAAAAAAGCTTTAGGACTAAAAGATTTCTCGCCCGGCTCCCAGGATTTAGCGGCAGTGTGGCTGATAGATAAAAAGCGCAATGCTTTGAAATACGTCGAGCAAGGCTCAAAAGGGCTGAAACAAGCCTTAGATATTTTGAGTTATGAGTGGGCTAGTTTCCCACCAGCCCGTTATCCACAAGGGACGCGCAGCTTCCAGGACCTGACAAACAAGTACATTAGTTTCTTATTAAAATATCAGCGTCAATCCCCCGCTCAAGCTGCCGCTGCCACTCAACCTGAAGTAAAAGACAAGGCTGAAACCAAACCTGTGGAGGTAAAGGAAAAAGGCACAGAAATTATTGTCGAGTTAGGCTTCAGTCTAGACCAAATGGTAGCCTTTCACTTTTGGCATGTTGGCACTACCACATCCCGCTCATCCCTTGATGAAACCGTATTTCAAGGGCAACAAATTCGCTGGCTCCTTGCCCGTCGCATCCAAAACACGGCTTACACCAGTATCACGCTGCGGCAGTTGGCGCAGAAGGTGTGCGATCGCTATCGGTTGAAGCTGGAATTTGAAGGCAATGGTCCGACCTATCAATACCTCGATCAAACGGGCATAAGTGATTACGAGCTGCTGCTACGGGAGGCTAGGGCAATTGGTTACTCGATCCGAGAAGACGGCAACAAACTCATCATTAAGCCCTATCGCCCTAACTTCACAGGATTTGTTATCACTAGAGACATCCTGCAATCCATCCAGTTTGGTGATCGCGCTAGTAGCGATCGCTCTCCTTCTGTTGGCACAACTACGTCAACCCCATCTGTTCCAGCAGCTGATACCAAAGTCAAGCTTGACCGGAAGACGAGTCAGCCAGTACAGACAAAAATAGAGGACTCTACAGGAACAGGAGTCAAGACTGAGGCGAGGGTTGCAGTAACAGGCGCTTCCACTCCAGCCGTGCATGGAACAGCGATTCCTGACACCTCAGTAACCGGACTACCCAAGCAAGAAATTGGCAGCATTGACTTAGCCGACGGACGAGCAGAAGCTTTAACCATCAAAGATGAGGCAAGGCGGGTAAAAGGCTATGAATCACAAGCTTCTCTGGTAACGACTCCAGAAGCTCTAACCTTAGCTCCTGGCTCAATAATTGCAGTTGATAGTAGTGTTGCTCCTGACCCTTTTAATCGAGAGTGGCGGATTGCAAGCGTCCGGCATACGTTGTCAATCGGAGGAATGAGGACGGAATTACAGTTCTACAGCCCTCAAGCAGCTTCATCACAAAGTAGTCCCACCCCGTCAAGCGATGCAGCAACTACTCCAGCTGAACTTAAGCCAGGTGGGTTTATTGTCCCCTGCTCCGGCAAAACAGGTGATGGGCTAGGGGCAGGGCGCAGACATGCAGGGATTGATATTGCCAATGTTCAAGGCACGCCGATTGTTGCTTCCTGTGATGGAACAGTATATAAGACCCAGACAGGCTGTAGGGTAGGCGATCAGCATTGTCATGGTGGCTATGGCAATAATGTTGTCCTGCAACACACCAACGAGTACTACACAAGGTATGCCCACTTGCATGAAATCAGTGTTAGTCCAGGACAGCAAGTCAAACAAGGGCAACAAATTGGTACGATGGGCAATACTGGTCATTCAACCGGTTCTCACTTGCACTGGGAAATCCGCAAAGGTAATTCATTCGGGCAGGCGATCGCTCCTTCCGAAGTTGGCTGTAAAGTCCCTGGCGAGCATCGAAAAGGCTCTAGGTATTAAAACCTGCTCTTCAATGCATCTTTGCATCTTTGCAACGGATGCAGCTTATTTTGACGAGTGTTGCGACACGTTAAACGCCCGTCTGCTGTGTATTCAAATTTATAATCACCATCAGCAAGCAGCCCGTCTTCTCCGCCGGTGGCTACCTCAAAGTTATGGCACTTTTCTTGAACAAACTTGCGTTCAGCGTCTGTGTCTATGACCCATTCTTCCACCACTCCCTCTATCGTTTGCTCTAGATTGCCGTTGGCATCGATAAAATCAGGGTTTTTAATCGTCATCTTGCCAGTTTCGCAGTTGTACATGAAAAGACCGCTAAGCTTGCGCCCATTGGCAAAGGTCTGCACTGCATCAGTATTGCAAATTAACTGATGATTCATGTACTGACAAGCACCCCAAGCGTGCCCATAGAGTGATTCCATGTGCACGACCTGGGCACGAACTGGGCTGATATATCCAACAATAGACAAAGAAGTTAAGGTAGCGGCAAGTAAGCCTTTCATAGAATTCACTCGACTGAGTGAATCCAACCTAGCCGCAGTTTGGTGAAGATTGTTATAGTGCGATCGCGTAGATTTATTAAAGTTTTGGTGAACTACCAGCTTTCAATTAGCTTCAAGGAACAAAGCAGGAGTCACATGAAAAAATTCTCCTAGACGCAAAGCCATCGCTTTACTAATACTTCGTCTGCCATTAACAACCTCTGAGGTGATTCCTTTAGAGCCGAAAATCTTTACCAAGTCTTTCTGCCTTAAACCACGCGCCAACATTAATTCGTTTAATACTTCATGAGGGTTAGCTGTTTTGAGATGATAGTGTTCGTCCTCAAATTGCTCAATTAAAATTACCAATAATTTCAACAACTGTTCTTGCTCTGAATTAATATCTTCACCTAACGCCATTAACTTTTCTACTTCAGCCAAATAGCGTTCGTTCTCTTCTTCAGTTTCAATTGCTTGCGGTAAAAAACTGGTTAGAAGATTAGCATAGATTTGTTTGTCTACTTTTTTCATGGCTTCCACCTTCCTTTGTTGTATTCAGAATGGGTTAGCACGTATCTAACAAAAATAGTTTGACTGCGATAGTTAATTTCTGCAATTAAGCGATAGTCATTCCCTTTAATATTAAAAACCGTATATTTCCCTACGATATCAGCAGAAGAGTATATAAGCTTTACATCAGCAAAACTATTCCATTTTGCTGATTTACTTCCTCTGTACCAAACGTCTAATGGTTTTTCTGCATCTGGATGAATCATCGAGAACTCAAGCAATTTCTTTCGACTAATAACATGCATTTAATATAGGAATAAAAGTTATCCATGTTTCTATTATCTCAATTTGAGAACTAGTTGGCAACAATTATGCAAATCCTTTCTATACTTTGTGAAGCCCAAAGAGCTAGTCAATTCGCCCTCGATCTGAAAGGGCGATCGCTCGGTTTGAAATTTTGCACCGTAACCGACAACCGCGACCCGCTAGGAATGCGACGGTTGAAGGTGGCAACAGAATCAGCTGCTGGACTAGTATCAACTGATTGGCTTCTCCGCTTGCCTATTGTGCCGAGTTATGATCCTCCGTTACCTGCTGTAGGTACCTCAGTAATCTGTGGTTTCATTGACTCAGATCCTCATGATGGAGTGTGGCTGGGCGTGACCTGTAATGACACCAATCCAGCCGACGATACTCAAGAAAACTATGTAGATGATAGTACTATTCGCATCCCTGGCAACAACAAGGAAACCATTGGTGGCAGTGATACCCAGACTGTAGATGGCGATCGCACCACCACAGTTAAAGGCTTAGAGAATAGGCGCACCGACCAAAACCTTACAATAAACTGCGGTCAGACAATAACGCTCGCCACTGATTCAGGAGCCAGTTTGACTTTAGATACTAGCGGGGCAGTCATTATCAGGGATGCGTTCGGGCATCGTTGGACTTTGGGTGGTTCTGGCGGTAGTGATTGGGTATGGGACCTAAATGGTGCGACCGTGCAGATTATCAATGCGGGCGGCGTGACTATCGACGGTCATCAGGTGGCAGTCGTCGGCGCGAGGGACAGCGATGGAGATACTTTAGTTTCAAGAGGTTACTGATGCCTGTTCTCCAGCATCCTGATTAGCTCCCTAACTACATCGCTTTTGGTGCGTTTTGTGCTTTTACAGTAACGCTCCAGAACCTCATATTCACTCTCTGCAAGCCTTATGTAGAGGCGCTTTTCTTTCATTTGTACATAAAAATGATGTACAATTAGGGTAGCACAATTTGAGGCGGGAATGTTGCCTAAAAAATTACCATTTGAGCAAGTCGCAGAAGTTTTCAGGAAAGAGGGATACACTCTACTGAACTATCACAATCGGCGGACGAAGGTTGACTATATTTGTCCTGCTGGTCACAAGCACTTTGTATTTATAGATAATTTTTTATATCGAAATATTAGATGCCCTTATTGCTTAGGACGAGCAAGGCATACTTACAAAGAAGTTAAACAGCTATTCGAGGACAAAGGTTTTGACCTAGTATCAAAAACTTATTTAAATAACAAGGCAGATTTACATTGTATTTGCCCCAATGGTCACACAGTAAGCATAACGCTTTGTAGTTTTCTCAAAGGAAACGGTTGCCGACAGTGTTCTATAGAGTCTAGTAGAAACAATTTCGAGAAGGTCAAGAAAGATTTTGCTGACGTCGGATACTTGCTTCTATCACAAGAATACAGAAACGCTCATCAAAAACTAGATTATATATGCTCAGCAGGACATCTAAATACAACAAAATATAACAAGTTTCAATCTGGTAGAAGATGCTCTTTGTGTGCAATTACTGCAAAGCCAACGCTTGAAAAAGTCAAAGAAATGTTTTCAAATGTTGGATACACACTGTTATCTGAAAACTACATCAATTCAAGAGCCAAGCTTGAGTTCATTTGCGACAGAGGGCATCAAGGAGCAATAAGCTATGGTAGTTTTTTAAATCAAAAGGCTCGTTGCTTAGCATGTCGAATAGAGAATCAGAGAGGAAGTAAAAGCCATTTTTGGAATCCAGACTTGACGGATGAGGAAAGACTAGACCAACGAAAATACCCAGAGTATAGCCAATGGCGGAAAATGATTTTTGCAAGAGATGGTTATAAATGCGTTGGTTGTGGTTACTCAAAAGGGAAAATATTGGTTGCACATCATCTTGATTCCTATAGAGACAATCCTGAAAGTAGAACTGCTTTAGATAATGGTGTTACTCTGTGCAAGGAATGTCATAAAAAATTTCATAGCCAATATGGATGGGGAAATAATAACAGAGTTCAGTTTCAATGGTTCATGCTTCAAACTTTTGGTAGGACGATAGAAACATGATTTCACTTCGTGGGCTTACTTATCCTCTAACAGTACTCAACGGTGGACTAGCCACATCCGAAGACTTTGACGTGCTGCGTCAGAGTATAGATTCGGTGCTTTCTACTCGTTTGTTTGAGCGAGTCATGGCTGTAGATTATGGCACACCCTCATACGTTTTTGAGATAGTGCAAGACCCTGGCGTTATCTGCGAGCAAATTCGTATTTCTTTGGCAACTCAAATTCCCGAAGTTGATAGTTTTAGCATCACTGGGCAAATAAATGAAGACGGCGTGATGGATGTACGGATAGAATGGACGGCAGATAGCGTTCCTCAGCCGCCAATCCAATATCGTTTAGCCTTCTAAGAATGTGTCTATAATCCGGTTCGTGCCACTTGAAGACCCAGTCATTGACCCCAGGAACGAGGAAGAACTGGTTGCAATGGCTTTAGACCGCATTTTTGTCGCCAGCGGTGGCAGTCTTAACGATTTCTCGTCTTCTAGCCCAGCGCGGGCTTTGGTAGAGGGGCAGGCGTTTGCGGGTGCAGAGCTGCTCTATCGAGTTTCAAAATTGCCCGAAGCGATGGCGATCGCTTTTCTCAAAATCGCCGGCATTCAGCAAAAATTAGGCAGCGCAGCAAGCGCGACCCTGGCGTTTACTCTCACCGCTCCTCTAAGTACGCCCTTTACAATTCCTCAAGGCTACCTAGTTTCTTCGTCCAATGGATTAGGATTTACCACAGATGCGGTTTTAGTAATCCCAGCAGGAAGCGTCAGCGGCACGGTTTCGGCTACAGCTCAAGATACTGGCTCTGCCTACAATGTTGGCGCTTACTCTTTAATTAACCTGAGCCAACCGCTTGCGTATTTACAAAGCGTTACCAACGTTGAAGCCGCAACGGGTGGCACGAACCAAGAAACTCTTGATGAAGTGCGATCGCGAGCTTTTAGTAGCATCAGAAGGCGCGGATTAGTCAGCGGATTCGACTACGAGGATGAGGCGCGAAGCATTTTAGGTGAGGGCAGCGTTGCCAAAGCAATTGGCAGCTTGGCAGCAGATAAAGTTAGCACCGAGCGGGGAGTCGTTCATGTTTTCCTCTTAAATGCCGATGCCGCCAAACTTAACCAAGCACAGCTCAACGACTTGCAGCGACAATTGCAAGAAAAGACTCATGTTGCAGTCAGGGTATATGCGAGTAATGTCGATATTTACCCGGTACAAATTAAGGCGATCGCTAAACTGACACCAGGTTCAAATCCCGAAACTACCGCAAACAACATTTACTCAGCGCTCAACGAGTACCTCACACCAGGGCAACTGCCATTAGGTGAAACTCTAGTACTAAAAGAGATGGAGTTTTTGGTCAGGCAGCAAGTTGGCGTGGACTATGTGCAATCAGTGACGCTAGGTGGTGTCGAGGCGGGGAACCCACTTGCTACAAACCTACCTTTACGGCATCCATATTCAGCGGCTTTACTCGAATCGCTTGAAGTAGAGTTAGTAGGTGAGAATGGAAATTATAACTATCTGTATGGCACAGGAGATCCTGATTAGTGGCAGGATGGAACACAGGTAAACCCATTTTTGATCGGCTTCCTGGCGAGCAAGAGCAATACACTGACAATAGTGTAGCGTTAGCATTATGCACTCCCTGGGACGAGCTTCTTATGTCCACTAAAGACAAAGTGGACAATTTTTATCGTGACTTCTTAGATCCAGTCACAGCTAAACCCGAAAACCTCGATTGGTTAGGTCAGCTGGCAGGATTTTCTGGGGAGTATGGAATTGCAACTTATCCTGCAGCCATTAAACGTCAATTGATTGCCCGATTCGACTACATTTGGCTCAACAAAGGTACGCGCAGCTTACTTGAATGGTTGCTACAAATTTTTTCGATTGATGGACAAATTTACCAAATTGGAGATTTTTTAGCCGACATCAATAAAGCGGAAGACGTATTGGGGGGCGACCCTTTTCGATTTTGGATTCGCCTGCCACTTAAATATTTACGAACCTCAAATGAGTGGCTTTTAAGTGAGCAGTTGCGACAACTTTACTCGCCAATTTATGGGGAGAGCAAGGTTGTTTATCAAGAATTTAGTGCAGATTTCAGTGCTGCTGAGGATGCCGTTTTTTCTTAAAGTGGCGATAATTAATTTGTTCCTAGGTATCGCATCGTGACTCAAATTGTCGGCACCCTCCGCGATTCAGCGAATAATCTTTTATCAGGACAACTCCAAGTCACCTTAGACGCTCCTTTGGTGGATACGAGTACGAATCCTAGTAGCCTACTAGTGGCTAGCACCTATACTGCCACCATTACCAACGGCGCGATCGCGATTAATCTACCGCAGTCACAGACGAGTAACTTAACTTATCACTTTGTCTTCAACACCCTAAGTGCCTTTGAACAATTCTACTTTAACAATGGCAACCTTTACGTTGGCGCGACCCATCAGCATACTGATGGCAACTATTACACTGGCACAATCCACACTACTGATTCACAACTATTAAATCGGGTGGTGACACAGTCTCCAACGCCGGTATTTGACTTTCATGCAATTGTGCCAAATGTAGCTACAGTTGATTTTGCCTCGTTGCTCCCCACAGGGATTACCACTGACATCCTGGATACTTCCCTGCAACGACTAGCAGATATCCTGACTTCAAATATCAACTATCGCACCTTAATCCAAGGAGGTCCAACACCTAGAGGGGCGTACAGCCAAACTCAATATTATATTTACGGCGACTTAGTAACGTATTCAGGCGGAAGCTACGTTTACATTTACCCGCTCTCAACTGTTGGCAATGTACCAACAGTAAATAGCAATAATACCTATTGGCAGCTCATAGCTGCTCAAGGAAATACAGGAGCGGGGACTACTGGCAACCCTAACGCTTATGACGCTGCTGCTTGGCAGAATCAAGTGGATGCACCAAGTCGGGGGACGGTGCGAGATATTATTGAGCAATTGGCTAGAGTCAGTCAATTAGCTAATTACGCCCTTTTAAATAGTCCTGTTTTTACTGGCAATCCTCAGCGCAATGCCTCACCCCTTAGTGGAGATAGTAGCGGGGCAATTCCCACCACTTCTTGGGTAGCAGGGAACTTTGCCAGTTTGACAAATGCAGTCTTTACTAATCCGCCTGCTGTCCCTACACCTGCAACTACAAACATTTCCCAAGCAGCAGCTAATACAAATTGGGTGAATAATTTTGTTAACTCAATTAAAGCAGTGGCAAACGGGATTGCAAGTTTGAATAGTTCTAGCGTAATCCCTCAAGCACAATTAGGATTTTCTCAAAGTTTGAGCGACAACGGCTATATAACTTTCCCGAATGGCTTGATTTTTCAATGGGGATCTACGGCTATAACAACTAATGGCAGCGGGGACGCTACGATTAATTTGCCAATTCCTTTTACCACAAGGACTTACTCAGTTTTAGCGGTTAATGGGGACCCGGTAGCTAACCCCAGCAATATTCAAGTTTTTGCTAACCCTTCACTTAGTTCTTTCGGTTGCCATACAAGTCCGGTTAATGCTAATGCGGCTATTCGAGTCAATTGGCTTGCTATTGGAAAATGAGTTAAAAATTCAAAGACATGGCTAAAACAAATTTTTCTCCAGGAACCATTGTAAGTTCCGCTTGGCTCAACTCAATCCAAAACTTAATATTTGATACTGACCCAGGGAATCCCTTGTATGACGGACATTATTATCGATTAGATGATACCCAGCTTAGTAACGCTGCTGGAAATATTAAACCTGACTGGTACGGCTTTAAAAATCAATTATTAGTAACGGCAGGAACGGGATTAAACGTAAGCTACAACGCTGGCTCTGCAATTTTGCCAACTGGCGCTCTCGCTACGATTAGCCCTGGAAGCATTCTTTTGGCAGACAACGCTACCAATTACGTTTTTGTCAATCCTGCTGGCACTGTAGCTACTTCAACCATCTTGCCCGTCTTGGCTTTAATGTTAGCTAAAGTTGTGACAGTTGGTGGTACAATTAGCGGTTCCATCATTGATTTAAGACCGCGATTTTCAGTTCTACCCAAAGTTAACGCGATCAAAATCATGGGGGGAAGTGGGGATCAGGGTGATTACTCCCTTACTGGTACCGCTACTTTTGACCAAGGAGAATATTACTTTCGTAATTTTTCGATTGAATCAACTGGAGTTCTAACCGTTGCTGGCTCAGCTACGATTTACGTTTCTGGAAATTGCAATATTGCTGGCACGATTAATATAAACTATGCCTCTAGTGGAGGGGCATCATTCAGCACAGGCGTGATTGGCAACATTGGAGGACTTTCTGGAAGTGGTCCTGGTGCCGGAAGTGGATCTTCTCTTGCAGTGAATGCCGCGACTTATAACTATACCCTCAGTCGATTTGGCTCTGGCGGGGCTTCTGGATTTCTTAATCTTCCTAATGCTGCTAATGGAACAATTGCGCCTGGCGGACGAGGGGGTGGTGGATTAGTGATTGAAGCCGCAGGAACAATTAATGTGGCTGGGACAATCGTAGCTCGTGGTCAGGTAGGCGGAGTTGGCGCTGTATCTGGAGGCACCGCTAGCGGCGGTGGAGGCGGCAGTGGGGGTCTAATTCTATTTAAATGTCTTGCCAGTATTACAATAGCCCCTACCGCTACCTTAGATGTGCGAGGCGGGAACGGTGGCAATGCGGTTGCTGGCGATGCTTCGGGTGGAGGTGGAGGTGGAGGCGGGCAGGTTGTCCTAATCTCTCCTGCTAATAATGCCACTAGTGCAACTGTACTTTTAGCTGGGGGGAGTCCAGGTGCAAATCTTGGTTCCGGTACAATTGGGGGCGGAAATGGCGCTGCCTTTGGTGGGAATGGTGGGAATGGTGGAGGTGGAACTCCTACTGCTGGTGGGTCTGGGCAATTAATATTAAGAAATTTTGTTCCGGTAGCATAATATGCTGTTTCTTATCTTTGATAATGCGATCGCTGGCACTACAACCCAAGCTGAGGGACTGCCAAATCAATTTGAGGCGATTGAAGGGCCAGATATGCCACTTGAATTAGTTTATTGGGACGGGCAGGCAATTAAGCTTAAACCGCCACAACCAAGTGAGACAGCATACTGGAATCCCCAAGCGAAAGAATGGCAGGAACCCCAAGTACCAGTACCGACTGGTGAAACCGAGCCAAACTGGGATACCCAGACTGTAGATGGCGATCGCACCACCACAGTTAAAGGCTTAGAGAATAGGCGCACCGACCAGAACCTTACAATAAACTGCGGTCAGACAATAACGCTCGCCACTGATTCAGGAGCCAGTTTGACTTTAGATACTAGCGGGGCAGTCATTATCAGGGATGCGTTCGGGCATCGTTGGACTTTGGGAGGTTCTGGCGGTAGTGATTGGGTATGGGACCTAAATGGTGCGACCGTGCAGATTATCAATGCGGGCGGCGTGACTATCGACGGTCATCAGGTGGCAGTCGTCGGCGCGCGCGATTCAGACAATGACACGCTTGTAACAAGAGGGTATTAA